ATTACAGGTGCTTATTGAAGCTGACGATCTAAACTTTAAAGTCAACTACAACAGCAATTATTTTGATAACCCCCCAAACACGCTTGCAACTATCCATGAAGTAAGCAAAAGGACTGTACACTTCGTTGAGGAAGATTGGGAATGTGCTTATGAAATCGTTACCCTCAACGTTAACTATGACCATCACGGTAGCCCACCACCTATTTATTTTGTAAGGGAGTTTATATAATGTGTGAAAACACAGTAGAACAATACGTAGAACGTGGCTTTGAAGTCAAAACATACCAAAGCCGTTGTGGGACAACTGGTTGGCATGGTCAACGTTTGGAGTGTGACCAGTGTGAACAAAACTCACCACCACAATCGTGGGGGGATAAACCTTACGGTGAAATTTACGGATACGACGATTAGTAATGACAGCCAAGCCTGAGTCCAAGCTTTGGAAAAAGTTGAAGCAAAACACCGCCCACACTGGTGTGATATGGACACGCTTAGAGTCATGGGCACTCCCCGGAGTACCCGATCTGCACGGCATATTAGGTGGTCATGCTTTTTGGGTTGAATTAAAGGTTCATAGGTTAAAGTCGTTAAAGTTTGTCCAATTACGTCCCCATCAAATAGCGTGGCAAACACAGTATATTTCACAACAAGGCAACGTTTGGAACTTGGTTGAGCAGCCTTCCTCCCGATCCCTCAATTTATTTCATGGTAAACGTGCCTTTATAATAGGGGAAAGTTCGGTTGACAACGAACCCTTGACCCCTGACTATGTAACCACTGCCCCTTATGATTGGAGCGGCATCATTAATCACATCATCAAGTTTCCTTTGGGACATTAACTCCCATCCCGTCCTGTTCTGTTCAGTTCAGTCCCCTCCCCCTTGATCAAGAACGATCAACAATGATCATTGGTACATTGATCAAGAACGATCACACAGGATCAACGTTGATCAGCCGCGATCACACGTGATCATGAAAATGCTTGAACAACCCGTGATTAAATAAAGTTAAGGTTGATTAAAAAACCTTGCACGTCAGCAAGCAATGCCCTATAATGGTTTCCATAGCAAGTGCTATATAACTATTAACCAATACTCGTAGAAAGGAGTAACAAAATGCCAAATTCCAATGTTATTAAAAAGCGCGCTCAACTTGCCAAGGCAACAAAGGCAACAAAGGCTCCTGTTAAAAAAGTAGCTGCAAAGCCTAGTGCGGTTCCTGCACCAAAGGCCAGTGGTAACACTGAGTTCCACGTTGGCACATACACTGCCAACAATGTTGACGCTGTAAACGGTTGCACGTTTGCTGACATAAACCAGTTTGTTAAGGACAACGCAGGTGGGTCAATGGCAAACGTTCAGGTTGTAGCGTTAGCCGCACCTAGTGAAGTGCCTTTTGGTTGGGGCGGTAAAAAACCCGCTACTGGTCTAGGTGTTGGTAGGGTTGCCAAGCAAACAGGTGGAGTACGTGCCACTATGCAAACTATCGTGTTAAACGGTGGTTCATTGCAGGACGTGGTTGCTACAATCAAAGCTGCTAAATGTGGCGGCAATGCGTTGTGGTCAGTACGTGCGTTACTTAACGGTGACAACACACGGTCAGGAAAACCACATTGGGGCACTAGCTTTATCAAGTTAGTGGTTCAACCCGCCAAGTAAGGCACACCATCGGGGGCAGTCATAACGGCTGTCCCCTTTTTTGTGCGTGTTGTTCCCGTCCTGTCCTGTCCTGTTCAGTTCAGTTCAGTTCAGTTCAGTCCCGTCCCGTCCTGTCCCCTCTCGAAGACATAGGTATATGGTTATACTATTATTAATGATCATAAGTGATCACGCGGGATCGCGGTCAATGCTGCACTGCAACACAAAGTGGCTAAAATTTAACCACTTAATTAAAGGTTAAATAAAGTTAAATAAGGTTAAATAAGGCTATACATTAGGAAAAATACCTGTATAATATAGGGCATACCAACCAAGCAATAATGCTTAAACAAAACGGTATAAGGGTAAAACAAAATGGCTAAAACCAATAAAAAAGTAACTACAAAAACCGCTGCTAATGTTGCAGCAGCACCTACACTTAACACAAGCACATACGCAGCGCATAACATATGCACCAAAAACGGGGTAACACCCACGCAAGTGTTGGCATGGGTACAGCAACACGCCAACGGTAACCTTGCCAATGTGCAAGTGGTACCTGTTGCGCCTTACAACTGGGGGCAAACAGGCGGCAAAGGTAGGGTGGCCAATGCTACAGGTGGTGTTAGGCAAACAGGCTTGGCGCTTGCATACAATGGCGGTAACCTTGCCAATGTGCAAAAGCAAACCAAGGCGGCCAAGCTTGGCGGTAACTGGTTATGGTTTACAGTGGCACTGCTTAATGGTGGTGGCAAGCGTACCAGTGCAGCCCATTGGGGTAACAGCAACGTGCAACTAGTGGTACAACCAACCGCTAGTTAGGGTACCCCCCGCCTACAAAATGCCCCTTAATTGGGGCATTTTTTTGTGCACCCCCCGTGACGGGAGACAGTTAAAGCCCGTTAGGGGTTTAACTGTGTTCCAGCCAGATAATTATGTATCAAAAAATTATGAACAATTAACACTTAACCTGACCCCCTTTTTTGTGTATAAAGGAGCTAGGTTCATGGACTTGAAAAAATTTTCGAAAAATTATTAAATATGACAATAGATTTAACACTAGTTCCTGAAGATCGATTAAAGTCGTACGCACAATTACTTGACCGTGCAAAACAAATTTCAGAATCCGAAAGTTCTAAAACCGACTTTATGTCCTTTGTTGGTTCGGCGTGGCCGGAGTTCATACAAGGCAACCACCATAAAATAATGGGCGAAAAATTTAACCGCATAGCTAGCGGCGATTTAAAACGTTTGATTATAAACATGCCCCCCAGACACACTAAGTCTGAGTTTGCCAGTTACTTACTGCCTGCTTGGTTAATGGGACGCACACCTACTTTAAAAATAATGCAAACAACCCACACCGCAGAACTTGCTTACCGCTTTGGACGCAAAACACGTAACTTAATGAACAGCCCCGAATACACAAAAGTGTTTCAAAACGTGGTCTTACGTGCCGACAGCCAAGCAGCCGGACGTTGGGAAACCGAAAACGGCGGCGAGTATTTTGCCGCAGGCGTAGGGGGTGCAGTTACAGGCCGAGGTGCAGATTTGTTGATTATTGATGACCCGCATTCCGAACAAGACGCTTTAAGCCCCACCGCAATGGAACACGCTTACGAATGGTACACCAGCGGACCACGTCAACGGTTACAACCCAATGGTGCCATAGTGATTGTAATGACCCGTTGGGCAGAAAACGACTTAACAGGTAAGTTATTAAAACAACAAGCCAGAGATATTTTAGCCGATAAGTGGGAAGTGGTCGAATTTCCGGCACTGTTGCCCGACACCGACAACCCCATGTGGCCGGAGTATTGGAACAAAAAAGATTTGCTAGCCGTAAAAGGTAGTTTAAGCGTAGGCAAATGGGAAGCCCAATGGCAGCAAAACCCCACTAGCGAAACCAGTGCTATTTTAAAACGCGACTGGTGGAACACTTGGGAACAAAAAGCGTTACCCCCTTTAGAATACATTATGCAAAGCTACGACACCGCTTTTAGTAAACAAACCAACGCCGACTACAGCGCCATAACTACATGGGGTGTTTTTTACCCCATTGAAGGCGGACCGCCTAATATAATTTTAGTGGACGCTACCCGAGGCAGATGGGATTTTCCTGACTTACGCCGTCGTGCTTTACAAGAATACCAATACTGGGATCCTGAATGTGTGCTTATCGAAGCTAAAGCCAGTGGTATGCCGTTGACCCAAGAACTGCGCACAATGGGTATACCCGTGTTGAATTACAGCCCAAGCAGAGGCAACGATAAATTTACTCGTGTAAACGCTATTGCTCCTATATTTGAATCTGGGTTAGTATGGTGTCCAGACACAACTTGGGCAGAAGAAGTGGTTGAAGAATGTGCGGCGTTTCCGGCAGGGGAGCACGACGATTACGTAGACACCGTTACACAGGCGTTGCGGCGTTTTAGAGAAGGCGGGTTTATAGCACACCCCGAAGATTACCAAGACGACGAGCCGGAATATAAACAAAGGATGTACTACTAATGGCAAGTGTTTTTAAACCGTCCAACATAGAACCCAGCTTGTTAGAAGCACCACTACAAGACATGGATATTTTGGAAACCGAACTACAGCAGCCAGAAGAAATAGAAATAATTACGGAAACCGAATCACCAGACGGAAGCGTACAAATAGATTTTGAACAGCCCGAAGAATCGTTTGGCGGTGAGCCCGAGTCGTTTTTTGACAACCTTGTGCCTTTGTTGTCCGACCAAACGTTAAACAAAATTTCTAGCCAGTTAAGAGCAAGCGTACAAGACGACAAAACGTCACGCAAAGATTGGGAAGAAACCTATACCAACGGTTTAGACTTACTAGGATTAAAATACGAAAACCGTTCCCAACCGTTTGAAGGCGCAACAGGCGTGATACACCCGTTGTTAAACGAAGCCGTAACACAGTTTCAAGCGGGGGCGTACAAAGAAATGCTTCCTAGTTCGGGACCCGTAAGAGCACAAGTTGTAGGAAAAGAAACTCCCGAAACCATTGCGCAAGCACAACGGGTACAAGAATACTTAAACTACATTTTAATGCACGAAATGGAAGAGTACGAACCTGAGTTTGACCAAATGCTTTACTTTTTGGGATTAGCAGGCAGTGCGTTCAAAAAATTATATTTTGACGACGTACTAGGTAGACCCGTAAGCAAGTTCGTACCCGCCGAAGACGTTGTTGTGCCTTACACCGCTACCGACTTAAAGTCCGCTGAGCGAGTAACACACATAATAAAGATTTCAGAAAACGAGTTACGGAAACAGCAAGTAAGTGGTTTTTATGCCGACATGGAATTAAAAGGTGGGTCGAACGAATCGACCGACGAAATAACAGAAAAGTATAACGACTTAGAGGGTTTAGACGACAACGACAACGACACCGAATACACTTTATTAGAATGCCATTGTTATTTAGACTTAGAAGAATATCCGGACACAGACGACACCGGAGAGCAAACCGATATAAAACTTCCTTATATAGTTACGGTATGTAAAGACACTAAGGACGTTTTGTCTATTAGGCGCAACTACACTGAATCTGACCCTATGAAAAACACCATAAGTCATTTTGTGCAGTACAAGTTTACTCCTGGACTTGGCTTTTACGGGTTTGGGTTAATACATTTAATGGGAAACCTGAGCCGCACCGCAACGGCTAACTTACGCCAACTAATAGATGCCGGAACATTAGCCAACATGCCTGCCGGATTTAAAGCCCGAGGCATACGAATAGCTAACGAAGGCGAACCGTTGAGTCCAGGAGAGTTTAGAGACGTTGACGTTCCAGGAGGCGATTTACGTACCAGTTTAATGCCTTTACCTTACAAAGAACCTAGCGGCACGTTGTTTCAACTAATGGGGTTTGTGGTCGAAGCCGCTCAACGTTTTATTGGCACAACCGACCTTGCCGTAGGCGACGGCAGCCAAGAAACACCCGTAGGAACAACTATTGCTTTACTAGAACGTGGAAGCAAAGTAGTAAGCTCGGTTCACAAACGATTACACGCAAGTATGAAACACGAGTTAAAAATGCTTGCTCGGTTGATTTCCGAAGACCCAAAACCCTACCCTTATGAAGTAGGTGCAGAAGCACAAATAAAAAGCTCTGATTTTGACAACCGCGTAGACATACTGCCCGTAAGCGACCCCAACATATTTAGTATGTCGCAACGGGTAATGCTTGCTCAAGAACAATTAAAACTAGCAAACAGTAGCCCAGTGATGCACAACATGTACGAAGCATACAAACGGGTGTACCAAGCGCTAGGGGTAAACAATATTGATCAAATATTAAAACCCGAACCTGCTCCCGAACCTATTGACCCTGCTACCGAAAACCAAACCGCGTCTACGGTGGCAGCGGGACAAGGACAATTAAAAGCGTTTCCGGAACAAGACCACGATTCTCATATAACGGTGCATCAAGCCTATATGGGTTCAAAAGTAGCTCAGATGCAGCCTTCGGTTTTGTTGACTTTAGAAAAACATATTTTTGAACACATAGGATTAAAAGCACAAACCATACACGACCAACAGATGCAGCAAGACCAACAAGCGCAGCAACAAACACCCGAAGAACACGCTAAAATGGTGGCTCAAATACAAGCGCAATTGATGTCCGAATACATGCAAGCTAATCCACCGCAGCAAGAACAAGATCCTTTGGTTGAAATAAAACGCCAAGAACTGCAAATGCGACAAATGGATTTAGAAGCAGACAACCAGTTAGACCAACAAAAACTACAGTTAGACCAACAACGTTTAAACGAAACAAGTAACGTTGCCAGAGAACGAATACAAAGCACCGAAGGTATTGCAAACATGCGAGCCCAAATTGCCAGAGAACGACAAGCCCAAAACGCAAATGGCAAAACAGGACAATAGGAGTACGTAGGTGATTCAAATACCCACAGCTGTCGCTTTATACAAAGCTATAAGAGCAGGCAAAAAAATATCAGAAAAATTCAACGTACCTAAAGTAATAAAAAACCAAATAAAAAGCGGAAAGATAAGCGAAACCGTAGGCACTAAAATGTTACGTCGTGTTGACGAACTACCTGAAAACGTGGTAGCACCTGCAAACAAACAATTAAAATTGTTTAAAAACGGTGGGCACGTTGTGAAAAACAAATCTATAGACGGTATTGCAAAACGAGGCAGAACCAGAGCAACACGGAGCAGAGGATAAAACAATGGACAAAAACAAACGGGGACTAACTAAAGCACAATCACAAGCGTTAGGTTTGACTGGTGACGCTAGGCGCAAAGCTGCCGCAAAACTTAGAGCCGACAGAAAAGTACAAAGCAACGCGGTAGCTGCAGAAGCAAAAAGAAAAGCTGCGGAAAAGAAAAAGACAGATAAAGTTGATACTGCTGCAGCGGTTATAGCTACTACAGCAATACCAGCATTACGAGCTTTGAAAGGTGGAAACGCCGCTAAAA